CTTCGGGAGCCTCCGGCCAATTTTTCACCGCTTCAACAGGGTCTTCATAGTTCGTTATGTCTCTGAGAGCTTGCCGGTACTCTTTCCATTCATTCGGGAGTACGCGGTCTTTGACGGCCCGCCAATCACAATTCTCTAAACAGTTGTCCCGCATAATTCTTAATTGGTGCCAGTCTTGTTCTAAATCTTTGACTTCAACGATTTCATCGCCGTGCCGTATGGTATGTTTCAGACTAGGTTTGAAGGTCATGAAATCGCCATCCCTAACGAAGCCTTGATGAATCCTCTTGAGTGTAAATCGGTCGCAGTAATAGTTGATGGGAGATTGTTGTCTTCACCTGTAGGAATCCAAAAAACCGACCATGTGTATGCGAGTTGCTCAGTCGGCCCCATGAACGGAATATTCGACGCAAGGCCCGCCGTCCATGTAAAGTCAACAGATGCTGAACGGGTATAACCCATCCAATACTGAGTCCCTTTAACCAAAGTGATGGTATCGCTCACTGATGTTTGAGTTTGCAAGTCCACTACCTCTGCGTCAAAGGTGCAAGTTCCGAGAAGGGTTTGCGGTACGCCATCGTTATTTGTATATATTCCGACTTTGGCATTGCAAGTTGAAGCCGCCGCCGCGCTCAAATCAATTGACATCGAATCCACATCACCCGAAGTCGGAGCAATGAACGGATAAAACATGGGCTCATCCTTGGAAACTACCCCATTATTCCCGTTGGTGATTCCCCACGGCGGGGTTGAGTCCACGCGGTTAATAGTGAAAGTTGAATTGATAGTCCCGGCAGACGTCAGAGTCGGAGCCCACGCCCCTCCCCCACCGGCCTCAAGAAGCCCGGTCCATTCGCCCGCCGTGACTAGGCGGGCGAGATTCACGAGGACGAGTCTTCTCATTTCATCCTCGTTCATTTCTTCAACGGCTATCGGATTACCCGTCGCTTGGATATTAGCGAACGTAACGTTATCTAAATCGAGGTTTTGAAGGTTCGTATAGACTCTAGGCGACTTCTTATTAGCATCGGGAAGAGGCATGATGTTCACCCTAGAAGTCCGTTCCACTCAGATTTAACCGACAATCGAGCAAGCTGAACTAAAATTAATCTTCTTAGCTCGTCCTCATTTAGTAATTCAATACTGATGGGGTTTCCCACGCCACTCATTTCGTCATCATCTGCCGCGAGAGTCTGAAGGTCCATGTTCTTGAGGAGCTTATACACGCGGGGAGATTCTGCGGGGGCGTCGGGGAGCGGCATTATCTCATCCCCATAACTATCATAGCAAAGCCCCAGAAGTTATTCGGTATCTGAACCGCCCCGCGTGGGTCGAATGGGCTCAATGGTCGCGGCCCTGCCCCCGCACCATTACCACCGATTGAATAGTTATCCGGTTTGAAATCATAGCCGGGCTGAGGTGCTGCTGCACCCCCATAACCGGGTAATTGAGTACTACCTACTTGGACCAACGCACTCGCCTCATCTGCATTGTTTGGAACGTAGTTTCACGATTCTCTCGATTGCTTCAAGGTCTTTAGTTGAAATGAAGTCTCTCATGTAGAGCTTCTTGGCTTTGCTTAGGATTTCCGCCATTCGTCGGCGTCCTGCCGCTTTGGTCATTCGTGGCATTCAATCACCCTCAAGCGTTGGTTAGGAACTGTGCCTTATAATTCAGAGCGATGGGTGTTGAAGCATAGGAGAACAGTGGTTGTTGAACAATCGGGTTAGTCGCGCTACAAGAACCGACGACGTTACCCAGAGCATCGACAACATAGAAGCCCTGCGTCTCAATCTTGTTGCCGTCAACTGAACTTCCGAACCACTTCACGATTCGCTGCCCCTGCAAAGTATCGCCTATTGAGTTGCCCGTTTGCAAATCTACCAGCTCGTTCGTCGCGCCGCCGGTAGGAGTGACTTTGAAAATTCTTGAAACTCCGCTTGCGGTGTAAACTGCCATTGCTGCTTCTCTGTCCGCAGCCGTGTTGTTCATGCAGCGGACGATGTCACCAGCCTTCAGAGTGTAAGGTTGGCAGAGCGCAGGTGTTCCGTCAGAAACGGCTCCCTTGACACTCCAAGGGATGATTGCAGCCACAAGGCCCTGCGAGAGTATGTAGCAGTACCCAACGCCGTTGTCGCACGATACGAGGCCAGCGGTGACGGTCTTTCCGGGTGCATAATCACCGACATTTTGAGCAGACACCGTATAGACGGTATCAGTCGTAAGGTCGGTTTCTGTTCCCTCGGCGAGTTCTTTCTTCAAGGGTATGTTAGTGCCGTCTGAACAGACGAGAACTCCGGTAGTTGTGTTTGTTGCCATAGTCTCACAACCTCACTCCGATGCCAAGAGGCTTCATTAGGTTCCTGTTGACATTGCTGATAGGCTTGCGTAGGAGTTTCTTGGCGAATTTGAAGGTAAGACCGATGCCTATTGCCTGCACAGCCATAGCTTGATAATTCGCGGTGAAGTTTGCTTGCATGGAATCGAAGGATGAACCGGGCTCGCTGATGATTGACTGAAGGCTCAGACCGCCGTTAGTGGTCGCCATCGCCGTTGAGCCTACGCCCGCGTCACCGAATCCGAGCAATCCAACCGGGGAATTTCCAAACACACCGCTGGTGATTGTGGTTGCGTATGCGTAACTTTCAGCGAGGTTGATTAAGCTCATTGTCTTAGGGCTTCTTCGGCGTCGTGCTTTCTTTCTTCGTGCCATATCGCGGGTTAAGAAAGACCTCGCTAATATAACTTCACTAAATATCGGTCGCGCTGGTGAATTGTCCATTGGGACCGCGTTCTGTTATGTTGGCGTCGAATGTATTCATCTTCTGCTGCGCCATTCCTTGAATTAACTGAGCAATCGCACCCTGTATAGGGTTCGGCGGCTCAAATTCTGCTAGTCCACCAGTCATTAGCTTGTCAACGAGGGCTTGAATCGCCAATGCGAGCTTCTCGTCAATATCCATGAGAGCTTGTTCAAGATAAATTCTCAACCAAAAGGCCAAACCCCCCAACGAAATGAGGTTGAACAGCATCAAAACGGCTAAAATTAGGGTATCGGGCAGGACCATGTATGCATACCAACCGCCTACCGTCCATATACCTACCTCTTAGGGGCGAATGTAGTGAAAATACTAGAGAATCTTCTTATCCGGTGACTAATTGGGCTTGAACAGGTAAAGTGCAGGGGGGGGGCGGTGTGGCTGAAGGGGCGGAGCCCCTGAAGCCACTAGCGGAGATTCTCTAGTCGCTATATTAATAAGTAATTCAGTAGTCGCAGGGTACAGAGGCGAAAAAGAATGAACGTGAACAAGAATACGAGAGCAGGAAGAAACGGAAAATGTCTAGCTTGCCCGCATTGCGGGCACAAGGTGATTGTGTACCACTTTGCATGGAACGCCAGTATGTGTGGATGGAAGGCAGGCGGTTGTGATGCACGCGTTGAAAAGAATGATTGGCTGGTGATTGGATGAAGGAAGTAGATGAGACCCCCGTAGGTGAAAGTGGTGAAAGTGAAGAAGATGTTTGGACGGTCCTCTCTGACGTGGAGAGCCAACTCTTTCTCAAGGAGATAGTCGCTAGAGTTTATCTCCTTGAGAAAGAGTTGGCTCTCCTACTAGAGCAGAGAGTGACAGTACGCGCCCCAGAGTGCCAAGAGGACCCGGAGTGGTATTCATGAAAACTAAGAGTCAAGCAAATGCACCTTGGTGCGATTATTGCAGGATAGCCCCTGTTGATTATGAGTGTCAGATTTGTGAGGGTAGAATTACGAACGCTTGGAAATATGCCCAAAGATTCGTCGGGAAGAATTGGCAGAAGGGGTTGAAAGAGTAATGCCCGGAATGACGGCGAATTTAACCCCTGAAGCTTACGCTATATGGGAAGGCATACCCATGAAAAGAAAGGGCGTAGATAAGGGGCGCTCTGCTTGGATTTCCTCAGTAATTATTCAGCATGCTGGATGGGTTGAGAGGCATAGTGATCTCATGGACGCCAAAATAAACTTAGAAAAATCTAACAGGCTCGCGGCCAAAACTCTAAACGAATGTCAAATCAAAAGGGAATCGCTTCAAGATGAAGTTGACTTGTGTCGTGCTGAGATTGACGAATTGGATTTTAAGAAGGGTCGGCTCCTAGAATGAGTGAGTGCCCTCGATGTCGAGCAAAGCGGCTAGGTCTGAATCACCATACGCCACATACGCCCGGCTGCCCTGACAATCCGGGCCGAGGACATTCTTCTATTCCCTGTCCAATCTGTGGAAAGCCGTGGCAACGAACCGGGTGGCTCCCTGATTACTGCGGGGCTTGCTTTCGCAAGTGGGAACCAGTAGGAACGGAATGAGGCGCAGTTCCTCATTCCTTTATATGTGGCACGGGCCAGTTTAGGCCAAAGTGAGGCAAATAGGTGGGGGGAAACGATCACGCTTTTTCATTGAAAACGGTTTCACCGAGATCGCTTTGAAATATCTCTTTGAGGAAATTGGCGATTGTGAGTTTAGCCATTTGCACCTCTTGGGGTGTTGAATATGTTGTCTTGGCTTCTCTAGCCGCTCGGATTCCGGCAGCGATCCCATCCCATAATTCGCCAGCATCACCGAAAGTAGGAATAGGGAAATCAATATCTGTGTATAGTTCGATTAAGGTCACTATTGCATAAATGGCGGTTGTATCTTTGAGAATCTCAACAATGGGGTTCGCTAGCTTGTTTGCTACATTAGCATAAATTATGGGTTCAAGCAAATCTCTTTCGCTACGCCCCAACACGATCTCGTGCCGAATGACTTGTGTTGGCTTCGGCTTAGGCATCAGGCGTCACCGGCCAATTTTTCACCGCTTCAACAGGGTCTTCATAGTTCGTTATATCTCTGAGAGCTTGCCGGTACTCTTTCCATTCATTCGGGAGTACGCGGTCTTTGACGGCGCGCCAATCACAATTCTCTAAACAATTGTCCCTCATGATTCTTAGTTGATGCCAGTCTTGGTCTAATTCTCTGACTTCAACGATTTCGTCGCCGTGCCGTATGGTATGTTTCAGACTAGGTTTGAAGGTCACGAAATCGCCATCCCTAACGAAGCCTTGATGAATCCTCTAGAGTGTAAATCGGTCGCAGTAATAGTTGATGGAAGGTTGTTGTCTTCACCTGTAGGAATCCAAAAAATCGACCATGTGTATGCGAGTTGCTCAGTCGGCCCCATAAACGGAATATTTGACGCCATGCCCGCCGTCCATGTAAAGTCAACAGAAGCCGAACGGGTATAACCCATCCAATACTGAGTTCCCTTAACTAAAGTGATTGTATCGCTCACTGATGTTTGAGTCTGCAAGTCCACTACCTCTGCGTCAAAGGTGCAAGTTCCAAGAAGCGTTTCCGGTACACCATCATTATTGGTATATATTCCGACTTTGGCATCGCATGTTGAAGCCGCCGCCGCGCTCAAATCAATTGACATCGAATCCACATTTCCCGAAGTCGGAGCAATGAACGGGTAAAACATGGGCTCGTTCTTGGAAACTACCCCATTATTCCCGTTGGTGATGCCCCAGGGCGGGGTTGAGTCCACGCGGTTAATGTTGAAAGTTGAATTGATAGATCCGGCAGACGTCAGAGTCGGAGCCCACGCCCCGCCCCCGCTACCGGCAGAGAGTAGGCCGTCCCATTCACCCTTGACACTGAGGCGGGCTAGATTAACCAAAACTAGACGCCTTAACTCATCTTCATTGAGTTCTTCAATGTTTATCGGATTACCTATACTCTGCATGGTTGCAAATGCTAGGTTCTCTAAATCGGTATTCTGGGAGAGTGTATAGACCCTAGGCGACTTCTTATCTGCGTCTGGAAGTGGCATTTAATCACCCTAAGAGTCCGTCCCATTCCTGCTTGACAGTCAAACGGGCTAGATTAACCAAAACTAGACGCCTTAACTCATCTTCATTCAATAGTTCAACGCTAATAGGATCACCAACGCTTGCTATATCTGTTTGAGATAGGCTATTCGGAGCCTCGGAATCAAGAGTTTTCGTCTTCAATATAGTATATACGCGCGGAGATACGGCGGGAGCATCGGGTAAAGGCATTAACTCAACCCCAGAATTAACCACGCTAGGCTTTCAAAGTTCATCGGGGCCTTGGGTGCGGTGTATGTTGGCGGGGTGTAAGTGGGATAACCCCCTTGACCTAAGCCGGGAAGATCAATTGATTCTCTGTCGATCACTGTAAGGTACTCAGAGGGTGTTTCATAACTTGTTGAAGGTTCCCAAATCGAACCGTAATTAGATTGAAGGAACCAATTTTGAAGCCAAGGGGTTCCTGTTGGTCGTTGAGTGGCTGCACTTCCGCCCGTCAGGCCCGCTTGAATCATGTATTCACTTCAATTGCTTTGAGCGAGATTTACAAATTCTTTCGATTGAATCCAAATCCTTAGTTGAAATAAAATCTCGAAGGTAAAGTTTCTTAGATTTCGATAATATCTCCGCTAGGCGTCGGCGTCCTGCGGCTTTCGTCATCTTTCCCATTCAATCACGCTCAGCTTGCTGTTGCGAATTGCGCTTTATAGTTCAGTGCGATTCCGACATTATACGCAGCGGAGAATTGTGGCTGTTGATCGGCGGGGTCTGTTGCCGGACACGCGCCGATGACATTTCCAAGTGCATCAAGGACATAGAAACCGTTGGTGTCTATTTTGAGTCCGTCAACGCTTGATCCCTGCCATTTGACTAAGGTATCTCCCTGCAAAGTATCGCCTATCGAATTTCCCGTTTGCAAATCTGTTAGTTCATTCGCCGTAGCCGCGCCGGTAGGAGTACTTGTGAAAATCCTAGAAACACCGCGCCCGGTATAGACGGCCATTGCCGCTCCGCGATCTGCGGCGGTCTGATTCATAACGCGGCAAATATCGCCTGCTTTTAGTCGGTAGGGCTTGCATAGTGCGGGTACATCTTGTACGACACCGGCAACGCCCCACGGTATGATTGCCGCTACGAGTCCTTGAGAAAGGATGTAGGCATATTGCCCACCGTTCTCAAAGGTGACAGAGCCAGCGACAACGACGCCGCCGGGCTTGTAATCTCCTATATTCATAGAACTCACTGTATGAAGGGCGTCCGTACCTAGAGAGGACTCTGTGCCTTCGGCGATTTCTGTACGAAGTGGTATGGTTGTTCCATCGGAACAGGTCAACGATCCTACGACTGTATTTGTTGCCATCCTAGATCACCTACAATTGAACCCCGAGGGCCAAAGGTCTGATGACCTTGTTGGCCTCTCTAAATGGTCTTGACATGACCTTTCTGAATATCTTCGCACCAGCGTTGAAGGTTATCGCTTGAATCATCATTGCGCTGGCGTTCTGGGTTATGTTCGCGTTCATGCTTGAGAACGCTTGGCTCGGGTTCTGAAGAATGTCACCTAGTGAAACGGAAGCCGCCCCGGTCGTCATTAGTCCGGCCGAATCGTAAGTGTCGGCCCCCTGCATTATCATTCCTACGGGTGAAGTTCCCGCAATCCCTTGACTTAGGATCGCTAAATTCCCGTAAGCTACGGCCATTGCGTACAAACTCTTGTACCTAGGGCCGCGTCGTCTTTTTGAGCTTTTACTCTTTGCCATATTGAAAGTGAAGCGGAAAGTGGTTATTCAACCTTGGGTTTAATCTCGACGAACTGCCCACCGGGATCACGCGGCGTGTTTTGCTGTAAATTTTGACCGATTAGGTTTGCAATGATCGCTTGCAATGGGTTTGGAGGTTCAATATCTATCGATCCTTCGTTAATCAGCTTCGTTATTGCCTCCGCAATTTGCCCGTCGAGCTGAGCAAAAAGCTCTAGGATCAACCCTGTGCCGCGAGATGCGAGGAATGCTATGAAAATAAGGGTAATTCCCTGCAACAATACCAATGCAACCATGAAATAGAGTTCTAGCATTCCTCACACGCTCCCGACAACCACCCCATTGATACCAATCACTTGAATATTTGTAGATATCTAACCTCAATCTTCTTATTCGGTGACTAATTGGGCTTGAACAGGTAAAGTGCAGGGGGGGGGCGGTGTGGCTGAAGGGGCGGAGCCCCTGAAGCCACTAGCGGAGATTCTTCAGTGGCAATATTAATAAGTAATTCAGTAGTCGCAGGGTACAGAGGCGAAAAAGAATGAAGGTGAAAGTGAGACTCCAAGGAACTGAAGAAGAATGCAAGCTGATGAGGCGCAAGCTGTTAGCCGATTACCCAGAGCTAATCCTAGGGAATCCCCGCGAAGGAACAAATCCAAAATACGCAGATAATCAAAAGTGGGCCTGTTATGGTGATTTCCTTTACTTATGGACTCCACTCGGCCCGAAGGGGAAATATCAACCCGTAGTTAGGAGGCGGCGGTCATGAAGGAAGTAGATGAGACCCCCGTAGGTGAAAGTGGTGAAAGTGAAGAAGATGTTTGGACGGTCCTCTCTGACGTGGAGAGCCAACTCTTTCTCAAGGAGATAGTCGCTAGAGTTTATC